TAGTTTACTGTTTAGTCAACACACCCGCGGACATGATTGAAGACGAAGTGCGCCGCGCACACTGGAACGCTAGACTAATGGACGAAAGCCAAGAACTACGCGACGAGGTGTTAAAGCGCCACACGTTCGACCATATACCGCTAGGGCGCCGTGTAAAGGTCTTTAAAGTAGAAAAAGACGAACAAGTAATAGCCGAAATCAAAGAGCGCGTAGAACTTTGCCGCGAGTATTTTAACACCCTATACAATTTCCTATGAAACAAGAAGTAGAAGACCAGATAGTAAAAAGCGTGCTAGCGAAGTACGTCGAACGCTCAAACACGGGGCTAAAGAAATACGGCACGCCGTTAACACGAAACGACCTAACGCTAGAACAATGGCTAAACCACCTACAAGAAGAACTAATGGACGCCACCTTGTATCTAGAGCGCATCAAAAAAGACATAGCGCTAGTAGAAGTCGAAGCGTTTAGCAATGGCTACCGAGAAGCAATTACAAACAGAACTAAATAAGATGAAAGTAACAATAGAGTTCGACAACAAAGCCGAAGCACTTAACGCAATGCAAGGCGAAGACTGGCACGATGCAATTTACGACCTTGACCAAAAGTTGAGGGGGATAGTGAAACACGGATACAGTAGAAACAAAGACCTAAACGAAACCGAGTTGGAAGTATTCGCACAATGCCGAGAGATGCTGCAACAAGTAATGAAAGACAACGACCTAAATTTTAACGTATGAAACAAAAAGAATATAAACCAACCCGCCAAGATAAAAGCCGAGCGGAGATGGCAGCTATTGGCACAATGATAATGGTAACAGTAATAGCCTTAATTTTAGTAATCAATTTAATTTTTAATATATAACAAATGGAAAACAAGACAGTAATTTATTTAAAGGTTTTAATAGGCGTAACAATTTTGTCTATTATTGCAAGGATTTATATGTACTTAAACAACTAAACAAATGGAAACAAAAAACAACGCGGGTGCGATCTTTAAGAACAACTACAAAAAGACGGAAAGCCACCCAGACTACAAAGGTAAGTGCATGGTGAACGGCAAAGAAATGGAAATAGCCCTATGGGTTAAAGACACAAAGACCGGCGAAAAGTTCTTTTCAGCATCATTTAGCGAGCCGTATGTAGCCCAAGAACCTACCAACCCACCCGTACCACTTAACGACGACCTACCATTTTAAAAAGTTATGAACATTAACGACATAGAATTACGCAATAAAATGCGCGAGGTTTTAAAGTCGAAAACACGAAACCAAATAGCCGAGGAAATCAAAGAAAAAACGGGTAAGTTCCACCCATTTCAAATACAAAATTTCCTAGATGGTAAAGACGTTTCGTTAAGTACGGCGGTAAAGCTAGACGAGTACATAATAAGACACCAACTTTAAACGGTAGACTACTACTACAAGGCCCCTTAATTGGGGCTTTTTTGTTGAAAAATAATTGAAACACGAATATAAAAACGTATACTTTTGGAATATGGAAATATTAATATACGTTGGTTTAGCGTGGTGGCTTGTAAATTTCGAGCCTTTACAACTACTTTTAGACGCTATCTTTAGCCGCTTACCTATTAACGGCCTTACAATACCCATACACGCCGCCTTTGGTTGTCCTAAGTGCGTAGGCTTTTGGACTAGTTGGGCTTTCACTGGGGAATTTTTAACGGCTACCCTTATAAGTTTAACCGCCCACACCTTGGACCTATGCTTACAGAGGCTCAACAAATAGAAATAAGTAAAATACTAGAGTTGCTAACCCCTACCCGGTTAAGCAAAATGTATTTAAAAAAGCTTCAAAAGATTAAAAACGTAGCAACGGGCCAAAATGACAACCGATGTCTTTGCGGTGCTGGAGATCGTGTAACCTTTTATAATGAGTTCCTTGTCTGGTATCAAAAAAATTCTTGACGCCTACATAACGGCAAATTATAGCGAGGTTAGGACGTACACTAACTATATGCTTAAGCGTTTAATGTTAAGCAAAAAGATAAACTACATAAATTTAAAGGCTGACACGGTAATAAACAACGCCTATTTGCACGTTGCTGGTATAGACGACCACGAGGCCGACGAAAACAAGGTAAAAAGCTACCTACTCAATACAATCAAAATGCAAATTTGGTGGCCTACGTCTTTAAGTAGGAAACAAGACGAGGTTTATAGCCAAGAATACATAGCGACCGACAAGCCCGAAGATGACGAAATAACGGACAAGCTAAGACACGAGGAAATTATAAACTTACGAAAGGCTTGTATAAACACCTACCTTAACGAACTAATAAGCCCAGTTGAAAAACGGATAGCTGACGCTTATTTCACGCACAAATGCCAAACGTCTAGAGCAATGGCGGACTATTTCGACATTCCGCGCACCTCGGCGTACTACATGATCAAAGCATTGAAACAAAGAATAAAGGAAATAGAATATAGTTATATCAATGGAAAAGACTAACAAAATAGCCGCTGGCCTTATAGTTATTTCGATAGGCGTTTTAATTACGCTATGCGAATACAGACACGCTTTGTTTATTACGGGCTTGTTTATTGCTTTTAGCGGCATAGGTATTATATTAGAAACCATAGAAAAAAACGAACATGAAAATTAAAGACGAATACAAAGGAAAAACGCTTATAAGCTACGATAGTGTTCTAGGCGAACGACGTATAGAGGTTGACAAAATAGACCCAAAACGTTTTACATATTACACTAGCATAGGTTTGGGCTATCTATTCGAAAAGGAAAGCCAAACAATTAGCTACACCGGCATAGACCATGAGGTGGCGCAAGCGGATGCGGTCGCAGAACCGAAGCCAGTTATTAAAAAAACACGAAAACGTAGAAAAGATGCCACAACCAATTAAAGGCGAGGGTAAAGAAAAGTACATTGAACGTTGCATGGCAGACGAAAAGAGCGTAGGATCGTTTCCAGATGAAAGCCAACGTTATGCTGTATGTACTAGAGTATGGGAAACACACGCCCGCGAGGCTTTATCCCGTTATGTTAAGTCTTTAAAGCAAAAGTAAATGGCTTTTTACCTTATTGATATGGGCGTAAACATGAACGAGGTAGGTAAGGCCGTAGAAACGGAACTAAAAAAAGACGGACACCATATTGTAATATACCTAACAGATATGCCAACACTACTATGCGTAGAAGAACTAACCGAGGACCAATTTTTAGACCACTATAAAAACACGAAACCAAATGGGAAAACATAAATACATAGAAACACCAGAAAAGCTATGGGAAATGTTCGAAACTTACAAAACACGAACCATAGAAAACCCCAGAGTAATAGACAAAGCACTACAAAGCGGAAAAGTAGTCCAAGAAAAGCTACGAGTACCCCTAACATACGAAGGCTTTGAAACATACTGCTACGAACAAGGGGTAACAGTAGACCACTACTTCAGAAATACGAATAAGGCATACGATGAGTATTGCGGGGTCTGCCAACGTGTAAAGAAAATTATACGCCAAGACCAAATCGAAGGGGGTATGGTTGGCCAATACAACCCGTCCATAACTCAAAGGCTAAACAACCTAACCGAAAAGACGGACGTAACCTCAAACGGCGAAAACATAAACGAGATTAAAATAAGCATTATCAGACCCGACACCAAAGAACTAGAGTAATGGACCTAAAGTCAACCATAGTCTTTGAACGAAATTACGACGCGCTTTATAATAACGAGGCGCGTTTTATCATTAACGAGGGGGGTAGCCGTTCAAGTAAGACGTATTCACTTTGCCAGCTTATAATGGTGTATTGCTTACAGAACCCGCAAAAGGTTGTTAGCATCATTCGTAAGACTTTCCCAGCGTTACGGGCAACGGCTATGCGCGACTTTCTTGAGGTGCTAAAAGAGGCGGGTGTCTACGAAAAGACGAGCCATAACATGAGCGAACACATCTACACCTTCCCTAACGGTTCGATAGTAGAGTTCTTTTCAGTTGACGACGAGCAAAAAATAAGGGGCCGCAAGAGGTCTATAGCATGGTGTAACGAGGCGAACGAACTATTCCTAGACGACTTTACGCAGTTGAACATGAGGACCGAAAGCAAGCTAATCTTTGATTACAACCCGAGTGATTCTACAAGCTGGCTATACGAACTACCAAAACACGAAAGCATACTAATAAAATCTACGTATAGGGACAACCCCTTTTTGCCCGACACAATCAAACGCCAAATAGAAGACCTCAAACGTACCGACGAGGCGCTATACCAAATCTACGCACTAGGCGAACACGCTATAAGCAAAAGCAATATATATTCAAACTGGTCATTTCTACCACACCGACCCTCTAGATTCACTCAGTTTGTATACGGCTTAGACTTTGGGTACAACCACCCAACCGCTTTAATGCGTATATACTGGCACGAAAAAGACATATTCATAGAACCCGTAATATACGAAAGCTACCTAACTACCTCGAACCTTATTGATCGTATAGCCTCGCTAGACGTCGAAAAGGAAACAGAAATAATAGCCGACTACGCACGCCCAGAAATTATAGCCGAAATGAACAACGCGGGGTACAACGTAAGGAACGCAAACAAGTCAGTCAAGAAAGGTATCGACAATATAAAAACATTCGGGGTGTATGCCATGAACGACAAGAACCTAGAAAAGGAATACCAGAATTACAAATGGAAAAAAGTAGGCGACCAGATTTTAGACGAACCAGTAAAGCTATATGATGACGCCATGGATGCCATACGTTACGCGACGACCTACATAAAAGAACAATACTATACAGACGACGCCTATTTTGCGTTCTAAATAAAGACGAACTAGAATTTTAATATAGTTATGGCACAAACTACAATA